GTTGGGTCAATTGCTACTAAGATATTCTTAGCGGGGGATAAAAGGTTCATTCACGAAAATCATAAGTTTTTCATTCACAACCCTTGGACAAGTGGCCCCGGTGATGCGAAGCAAAAACTTATAGAGGCCGAAGCCCTCAAACAAACAGAAAATCAATTACGAGCATTTTACGAGCAAGCTACCAAGATTGATGCGGTAGGTCTTGCCTCTTTAATGGATAACGAAACCGAGATGACAGCCGATCAGGCGGTTCAGCTAGGGTTCGCAACCGAGAAAGTAAAGGCCACAGTTAAGGCAATGGCATTCATAACCAAAACAAACATGACAGATAACAACAAAGTTCTAGCGGCTATAGAGAAAGTAACCGCAATGATTGAGAAGGCTTTCACACCCTCACCATCCCCAACACAGGTTAAAAGCTTGGTATTGGAATTACAGGGTGGAGGAAGCGTATTCGCAGAAACAGAAGATGCATCAGCCCTTGAAGGCGTTGCAGTATTTCAGGTAGACGAGCAAGGAAATGCAACAGCAAATCCCGCTCCTGATGGTGACCATCAATTATCAGACGGCCGGGTGCTCACAGTACAAGGTGGCAAGGTTACCGCAGTGGGAGCAGCTCCAGCGGCTTCCCCCGATGCAGCCATAGCAGAAAAGCTAGGTGCTCTTACATCATTGGTTGAAAAAGCAATTGCAGCCAACGCATTGAAGCAACCAACATCTGACCCAAAGATTGTAGCTCTTGAAAAAGAACTAGTAGAAATCAAAAATCAAATGTCAAGTGTAAAAGTTCCGGTCAGTGGTTTAGCTGGTTATGTGAACGTATCCCCAACAAAGAAAAGTCCAGTACAGGCATACTTGGAAAAAGCCAAATAAAAACATTAAACAAAGAAAACAATGCCAAATCCAACAATAAGCACCAACTACGCAGGAGTAACCACTAAGGACGTCCTGCAAACCCTTGTACTAGGTAACGAAGCTTTCGAGCAACAGTCGTTCATGGTACACGAAGATATTGATGATAAAGGTCTGGAGTTAGCCCTTTTGAATGTTGACAGCAACATCATACAGGCTTATAGCTCTATGCCATCGACACCATCGAATGCTTCAAGCTTCACTAACAGAACTTTGGTTCCTACTAAACTCCAAATTTACGACCATATCAATCCAATGGCGTTCCAGGCTTACTGGAAAGAGTTTCAGAAAGAAGGGCCATTGGCCGACAAGGTTTTAAACCCGCAAATTCAGGCGGCTCTTATGGATGCTTACGCAAAGAGAGCGGCCAACCAATTAGGCGCTTTGATCTGGCAAGGGAACACATCATTAACAACCTACTTAAAGTGGATTGATGGTATCGTAACTAAAGCAGTAGCAGCAGCGGTAGTAGGCCCAACCCCAGCTGGTAACCTTACAAGCTCTAACGTGATTGCAACGCTTGAAGCAATGGAAGCTTTAATCCCTACTACTCTTTACGCTGATAGCAATATGGTGTTCCACATGAGCACCAGAGATTTTAGATACTATCAGACAGCGGTAAGAGCATTGACCTACAAAGGACAAGGCCCAGCAGAAGCGGTTCCAGCATTGTTTAACGGTCGTAAGATCAAACACTATAGCGGGTTCCCCAACAACTACATTTTGGCTGCAAAGGCTTCTGCAAGTATTGATTCCTCACTTCACGCAGGGGTTAACGCTTCAAATGATCCTGAAAATATTCAGATCGAGAAGTGGAGACCAGAGGGAGACATTTACTTCTTAAAGGCAACTTTCAGCCTTGCGGTAAACTTCCCGTTCGCCTCTGAAATGGTTCTTTACAAACCATCTTAATAAGTATTCAACCATTAACCATAATATAACATGGCAACAGTAACAGTATCAAGATTTTCAAACGCACTAGAGGAAAATAGCTTTGACGGCAAAGGGATCAAGGCATTTGAGCAAGCTTACGCAGCCACCAGTGCCCTAACATTGGTAGACGCTTTCGAACAGCACGTTTGCTACGCTCAACTGACCGGAGCAATGACAATCAACGCAACCGTATCTGCTTTAAAGCAATTCTCTAAAGTATACATCCATCTGGGAACAGATGGAACGCAAAGAATTGTAACGCTCGGAACAGGGTTTCAGGCATCCGGAACGGTAACTATCCCAGCTAATAAAAGCGCAATTCTTCAAGGCGTATTCAATGGAACAACCATTGATATAGTGTCACGAGAAATCCACGCCTAAGATATGAGCGCTTGCAACGAAATAACAATCGGATACGCTCATAATTGCTTAGACCCCTTTCAAGGTGGCATAGGTGGTGATAGTCGGTTAATTCTAATCAACAAAGAAGATTTAAGCTCTTACACAGAGTCAGGGTCTACTGATGGATTAATTACCGCACTCACACTAAAGGCCAATAAGTCAGCCTACGCATTTGAGGGTATCAGGGATTCACTTAAACCAAGTCACGACATGGTATTGAGTGCGTCAGGACAGCCGATGTATAAGCATCGTGCGCAATGGTTCCTTTATGCTTACGATCAGGCACAGAAGAACAATATTGAAAAGATGGTAAGGGGTCGGTTCATTGCGATCTACCAGAACGCAAAACAAGACGCTAACGCTTTTGAGATTTTAGGTCTAAACGTAGGATTGCAGGTAACCCCTCAGAAGCTAAGAGATTTAGCCGAGAACGGAGGCGCTTACTCAATCTTGTTGGAAACGCCAGAAGCGGAGCCGGAGACTAAACTTCCTCAAACCTTCTTGTCAACTGACTTTGCAACTTCATTAACAGCGCTTAACGCACTGTTAAATTTGCCTAGCATCAACAACGTGTCTCCTGTAGGGGCAGGCACAGCGGGAGGTACAGCAATGACTATCCAGGGAGATAACTTCTTTGGGGGTACAGGAGCGGCAGATTCAGCTGTGGTTTGGGTTAAGGTTGCGGACTCTTCCGAGACTAGCCAGGGCAGCTTAACGGTAACAGACACTCAGATTACATTTAGCTCTGTGGCACTTACAGCGGCTACTTACAAGCTAAAGGTAACAACTTCTAAAGGATCAGTAACATCACTTGGAATCGTAACTGTCAGCTAATGAATGTAGAATTTAAAGGGGATCACGCTAAGATAAAAATTCAAGGGCGTGATCCTATTACAAGAGAAAACCTAACCTATGAGAAATACTTATGGTTAGTAGGTCTTGATCCACGCTATGAGGCATTTTTTGAAGTAACACCTGATAAACAACAAACAAAAGATGAAAAAGTACATACCAAGAAATCCAAGGGTAACGATCTGGAGTCTAAATGAGGGCGGAAAACTTCAACACGTTGAGGTAGTAGACAAGGAGGAGTTTAAAGACAAACACGCTGAACAAATTTTAGCATTCTTCGACCAACTCAAAAAACAAGACCCTTCATTTAACAAGACCAAAGCCATTGACTCAACATTCATTATCGTTGATGACGAAGGTCAACAATCCATTGTTCCGGCTGATGATAAGGAGCCATCCAATGAAGATAAGGAGATGAAGCAAGATGTAATTGCTGACCTGTTGCCAGAACAACCAAAGAAGAAAAGAAAATCCAAATCTTTAACAAAAAGTGAATGATCTATGGGTATACAAGGGAGCCGATAATTAAACGTATCCCTGTAGTTGTTGATAAGACTGACAACATACAGAGGTACGATGCGGACAACCTATACCCTCAAAGAGTTGAAGAAATTTACAAGCGATCTTACACAACTAAACGGTGTGTAAACAAGCTTGCTGAATTTACCGATGGCGAGGGTTTCTTAAATCCTGAACTTGGTAAAATTGTCATCTACGACAGGCATAATCAGAAGATAACACTTGCTAAGGCGCTTAAATCAATAGCTTTTGAAAAGTCTTTATTCAGTGGGTTTGCCTTTCACATAGGGTACAACCTCAACTATAGGATAAGCTCTATTAAGACTATCCCTTTTAAGTTCTGTAGGTACTCTTTACCCTCCGATGAGTTGGGAAATGTGGCTGAAATAGCTTACTCAACAAACTGGGAGGCTGATATGTATAAAGATGTTAGCAGGGTGAAAACCATTGACTTTTACCCTGTTTACAACCCAAATCCTGAGGCAATCAAAGAACAAATCAACGCATACGGTGGTGTGTATAACTACCCAGGGCAAATCCTTTACTGGACTCCTGAGTTTGGGCAATACCCCGAATGCCCGTTTGACGCTGTACTAGATCAGGGTCAAATACAGGCCGACACTTCTATTTATGAGCTGTCAGAAATTCAAAACGGATTCAGAGCGGGGCATATTGTAAACTATCCAGGCAAGTTTGAGGATGGTGATCAGAAAAGACAAGTAAAGAAAGAGTTTGACCAATTCAAGGGTCCAAACGGGGCGGGTTTCATGGTAGTCGAGAATCCAGACGCAATAGACCTTAGAAATTTAGTTGTATCTGTAGAACAGCCGGACGTTCACGCAAAACTAGAAGGAATAGCCAAGCGCAACCGTGATGGTATTACTCAGGCTTTCGGGTTTCCTCCTGGCATCATGGGTATTCTTCCAGAATCAGGGATGTTCAATCAGCAGCAGATTGAAGAAGAATACAAGTATGTAAATGCATTTACAAGAGGTCATAGGGATGAGCTACAAGAGGTAATAGCAGAATTAATGTCTCACTGGTGGCAACCTATAGAGGGTGATTTTGCTATCTCTGAGCAGCAGTATATCAAAGTAACACCAACGGCAGCACCCGCAACACCAGGACAATCAGCGGCCCCAGGTGCGCAGACTGAACCATCTGAACAAGCAGCCATTGAGCCAGTAGCGGTTAACGAGCATTTGAAAAACATGACCGCTAAACAACAGCAGCAGTTTAACAGGATCATTCGACAATACACAAAGGATGAATTAACAGAAATGCAAGCTAGGATATTACTCAAGGCTTCATTTGGGTTAACAGACGATGACATTAACAGTATTCTAGGGATTGATATAGCAGCGTAATGGCAGATAAATTACTCATATCGGTTTCAGACATAAAGAAGTATAAGGCAATAGCTGACCTTCATCCTGATAGGATTGATCCATACATAAGGGAAGTTCAGGTAATAAACTTACGCCCATTACTTAATGATGCGTTATACTATGATTTTCTAAATAAGTACGATGATTCAGGGGATGATATGTATACTAATTATCAAAAATTATTAAATGGTGACACCTACACGTATTCAGGCCAAACAGTGGAATACTTAGGGTTAAAACCTATGCTGGTCTACTATACCCTTGCGAGGTTTGTTGTTAACAATCAGGTGAACTTAACAGGGTATGGAGTCGTGTACAAGCGGTCAGACGAAAGCGATCGCTTGGACGCTGACTCTATAGGTATGCTAAGACAGCAGTTCAGAGAAATAGCGCTTTCTTATCAGAATGACGTAACGCAATACCTGACAGAGAAGTCAACAACATTTCCACTTTACGGGACACTAGCACAAACACCAACCAAAACAGGACTATCATTTTTTAAAGGGTAAAATATGGCAACAACAATTCAAATAGGGGAAGAGGTAACTGTAGGCACTACAGCGGTCGAATATGTGATTGACGAGACAACCGCAACCATCACAAAGCCAACAGCAGACAAAACAAGGCTTATTGTAGGCGTTCAAAACGGTTATAAAAACCTATGGGCTAAAGGGTCAGCAGCAGGTCAGAAATTTATAGTCGCTTAAATGCTATGGCTGGCATTACCTTTGATCCTGCAAAAAAACTATCTATTTACTTTCGTGTTGCGAGAGACGGGAGCAAAACGCTCACTTTTGTAGACCCTTCAGCGGTTAATTATGATATTTCAGGGTTTACTTTTGCGTTTACTGTTTACGATCGTGTGGGCGGTAACTCTGTCCTCTCTTTAACTGAAGGATCAGGATTAAGTAAGCCGGATAACTACTCCTTGACTATTGATGTAACCGATACACAAACTACACTCAGGCCAAATAAATATTTCTATATTCTAAACAGAACTGATTCAGGATCACTTGTTAAAACATGGCTCAATGGTGATTGTTTTATACATGAGGGGGAATTTGATGGACTAACCGAAACAACTTCTCTAGTAATTGATGAAAGCGGATCAGCTGTGACTATTTCCATAACGGATAGCGGAGGTGGTGGTCTTACAGTTGGAACAACAACAATTACTGGAGGGGCAAATACAAAAGTTCTTTATAACAACTCTGGAGTAGTTGGTGAATACATGGTAAGCGGCTCTGGAAGTGTAGCAATGACTATTTCTCCAATTTTTACCACACCAAATTTAGGCACACCTTCCGCAGTAGTATTAACAAATGCAACAGGGTTACCTCTTACAACTGGTGTTGCTGGAAACCTTCCTGTTACAAATTTAAATTCTGGAACAGGAGCAAGTTCTTCAACTTTCTGGAGAGGAGATGGAACATGGGCAACTCCAGCAGGTGGTGGCGGTTTCTCTGATTTAACAGCAGCCACAGCAACAAACACAATCAATAACGCAGCTTACGCTCAAGAGTGGCAGTGGAATACACTGGCCGGAGCAGCAGGATTAAAGTTATCCAGCACCAGTACAGCGGCAGCAAGTGATTTACAGACTTTGTTTGAGGTAAATCTCTCAGGAGCCAATGCAACCAGCAAACAAACTACCTACGCAGGAAGATTTATTAATACTCATACAGGTACATCGGCTACTAATATAGGCGGTTATTTCAGTGCAAGCGGAGGGACGAATAACTATGCAGGGATATTTGAAAACGGATATGTGGGAATAGGTACTACAACCCCAACAGCAAAACTGGAAGTAAAAGGGGTGGGTACAACTGTCGATACAGCTTTTTTGGTGAAAGACAATGCAGGCACCGAAAGGTTTAAAGTTACCGATAATGGCAGCACTACTATTAGTGGTGGTGTGAAAATAAATAGAATGGGTACGGGTGCCTCAATTTATCTAGATATTTATGGCGCTGTTGGGCTTGGATATAATTACCCAATAGGGTGGACGCCCTTTGGGGATAATAGCCAGAATGCCCTAGTATCGATAACTGGAACTTATTCTGGATTAGTTGGAAACTTTAATATTAGGACAGGAGGCAGTGCATATACATCAGGAGCTATCACGAATATAAAGCTATGGACACCTGTTACATACGGCTTTACAAACTCTGACATCTTAACAATCGGCCCTCAAGGATCAGTTTACGCATTTGACTCTTCACAATTCTTAGGAACTGGCTCCGCTAGAGATTTCTCGTTTATAGGGGGTAGTGTTACGATTGGTAGTTTGACAAAAACAACATCAACCATTCTTGATTTACAATCAACTACCCAAGCGTTTACCCCTCCGAGGATGACAACTACACAAAGGGATGCAATAGGATCACCGAGTGCGGGAATGGTTATTTATAACACAACGACAGGGGCATTAAACTTTCACAACGGCAGCGCATGGGGCGCTGTATAAACTTTAAAGTAACATGGCAACAAAAATAATAATCAGCTTAAAAGATCAAGAAGAGGCAGCCTTTAAAAACGCTTTACAATATCAGGATGGCGTAACACCAGAGGCTTTTGAAGACATAGCACTAGAACACATTAGAAAAAACTTCCTAGATCCTATAATGAAAGGCTATGTTTACAAAGAAGAGGTAGAAAAAATCGAATCTATTATAACCTTAAAACAGCAAGAGGTTGAATATGTGAAGAGCATAAGCAAAAAACAAGGATAAATCAAAACTAAAAAACTATGGAACTAGATTTAAATTTCAACTTTAAAACTTTAGACGGCTCCGAGATGGAGAACGATGCTGCACATGCTGGTAAGGCATTGGCTTCAGCGCTGAGTCAATCGAATAAAGGCAACTCAATAAAACTCTTTGACTGGGCAATAACATTGTGGAACAAAAAGCCTATAGAACTAGATGACGTTGATAAAGAGGTGCTAAAAGCATTTATAGAATCAAACGAAACATTCACAAACTTAGGTAAAGCTCAGTTGCTGAAATGCCTTAAAGACTAAGATGGAGTTCTATAACGTCATGCTCGGAATCAACTCACTACTGCTGCTCATCTGCATGGGTTTAGTCGGTGTTATATATAAAATACCAACAGACTGCATAATTATGAATATACTTCTAGTGGTTATTGTATGGCTACATCGGTAGCAGCAGATGGACTAACAGCAGAACCTTTTTACTTTCAAGTAAAATGACACACGAAAGCCCAACAACTAAGATATGACCACTAAAGAGGCAAAGAGTTGGATAGATAGCTTAACACCTGGTAACTGGATAACCATTGTTATTGTAATAAGCGGGTTGATTGGAAACTATGCGGTCAGTGCTTACCAAACAGCAGAAGCGGACATGGTTGGAAAAAATAACTCAGAGGAAATTCAAGACTTACGCAGTGACTACAAGGTAATAATAGAGCGATTGAACCAACAGAAGGAAACCAGCACACGAATAGAGAAGAAGTTGGATCAGATAATAATGGAAAGATGACAAAGCTATTAAAGAAATTCTGGCCAGATGAACAACATGAATACGCCTACATAGGGTCAGCAGTTGGCAGACTTGGAACAGCAATGGCAGGAGTTGGGGCATTGAAAGATAACCTAACATGGACTTTAATATCTCTGTTTATTAGTTGGATTGGATTTGAAGTAAACGGATACTT